TCAAGTGTTTTATACTTTGTCTCTCTATTTGATTTGACAAACAAAGTGGGAGAGTATTCTTCTTTGAAGATAACACTTCTCCCATTTTCATATCCACGAACCAGAAAGTTGTTACCAACGACCTGGACATTAGTATAAAATCGCATTACTTAACCAGGTCTTCGTACTTCTCAGTCAGTTTACTATTCGGGTCTACAAGAGTCAAGATCTTGTCAGAGTGAATCATGAAGGTGTTTTGTTTCGTTACGTCAACCAACCATGGAGATAAAGTACCATCTTCTGCAAGAACAAATGGTTCAATTAACTTACAATCTGGATCACCAAGTTCACCAGACACTTCTTCAATCTGAGTCAGAAGCTTCTGATTGTTCATCAGAATTAGAATCTTGAGGGGCTTCATACTTACTTACTCCTTCATTGTACATATTTAAAAGTTGATCGACTGGTTCAGTGATCGTGACTACCCAATCAGCAACTACAGGGATAACCTTTTCCCTACTCAGTGGTGCCCAAGGTAATAGTTGAATTTTAGATGGGAGTCGAGTCGAACCCTTTTGTTCGTAGATGTCAGCAATGAGTTTTACACGACAAGGATATTTAAGGTAGTAACCAACAACCTTTTCCTCAACTACCATCTCTTGAACGTCTGCAATTACATCCTCAGTGGATTTCAGTGTTAAAAGTTTTACACTCATGTTTCTACAGTTTTCCTAAAAAAATTATACCAATAAAAAAGAGGGGTGTCAACTGGATTTGGCCAGTTACCCCTCCGTCTACGGCGACGATGTTTTATTTAGAGATAGTCCTTACGTTGATGATGTTCTGGAATTACCTTCTTCAGAGTGATTGTGAGAAGTCCGTCCTCAAATACAACTTTAGAGACTTCAGTATCTTCAGCAAGAGTCCAGGCTCTCTCGAAGTCTCTTGTGGCCAATCCCTTGTGGACAAATACTCTTTCATCATCAGGTGTTTTCTTCTCCCCTTTGACAAAGAGTTTTCCATACTCAGTGTAAGCATGAACATCCTCCTTCTTAAATCCTGCTAATGCAATTTCCAGTTGAGTTTCAGTATCATTTACCTGGATGACATTATAAGGTGGATAGTTATTTACCGATGTATTGAAAACTCTGTCGAAGTATTCGTCCATACCGATCGAGTTCTTTGCAATACGATCCATCAGCTGATCCAAATTGGCAGCATTATACTTTGCTAGTGTCATGAGACTTCTCCTTTTAAAGCGAGAGTGTGTTGTGTGGTCCCCGAAGGCAACCTTTGGCGTAAAAGGGGGTTCCGTAGAACCCGAACCTCTTACATACTAATTATAACAGATACGAAAAAAGACGATGTAGTGATAACTACACCGTCTTATAGGGGTTTCCGACATTCGTAGAGTCTGCACGAAAGACTCAGAGATATTTATTCGCCTTCTTCGGTCTTCCCTCTCTTACCAATGTTGTATTTCTGTTCCAGAGTCCAGTCCTGTTTGTCTTTGTAGGACAGAACCTTGATCTGATTCAGAGGTGCGATATCAATAATCGAATCTTCATTCAGGATCGTAATGAGTCCCCAATCAGCAAGAAGCTTAGTAATACGATTCCTACGCTGAACATCATTAATAGTAAGGTTAGCGTATTTCCCATCCAGGGCAAACAGTTCCTTAAAGTGAACGATGTAATACTTACCCTGTTTGTGCAGGATATGACATGATTGATACAACTTCTTTTCTTTCCTAGAAGCTACACCAATACGAGTCAGAGTTTCTCTTACTTTAAGAAAGTCATCAGGCTCATTCAACCTGATCTCAACCATTTTTTCTTGAGACCAAGTTACCTGAGGTTCAGCAGTTTGTGTCATTTTGTACCACCAGTGTCAAGTCGTTGTTTGATAAATTCAATTTGTTCATTAGATAGGATTTTCAGAACTTGAGATGCTTTCTCGTTACTATAACCATAGTATTGTTTAACAAACTCTAAATCTGATACTTTCTCTTTTCTAAGCCAAGGAGAAAATCTTTTCTTCTTTCTCAGAATATTTATATAAAAATTATATTGCATGTCCTTATCCAAGAAATGATACTTGTTCATTTCATTGGCGAACATCACACAATCCAAGTGACCTGACAGACACTTATTAATAATAAAGGGAGGATATTCTCGTGCTAGAGTGGGGTCCTCATCGAGAATATTCTCCTTGTTAAAGTTGATTGAGTTCAACCAATCTTTCAATTCCATATCAAAGGATCAACTTCTTACTAGGGGTTTTCAATGGAGAGAACATCTCCTCATACTGATCTACCAGTTCGTCATTAACGTTGGCAGTATATACAATCCACTTCTTACTGATCTCCAGTTCCTTCTCTTCACGTTTCAGAAGAGGAGCATAAGGTGCAAAACCGAGACGACCATCACCCTGATTAAAGGCAACGATAGGATTCATGATAACAAGACTATCCTCTTTGTCTTCAAGGACATCAGCAACCACATCCTCACCAGAGGACATACGAAATACTTTAACGTTCATAATAATTTTGTTGAATAAGAGTTTTTACTGTTTCTGACATCTGACGGTATCCAGATCCAACATAGATCTGACCAGCAACAACTGCGACTGTTGCCATACCCCAGAACACATAATACCAATGTGACTTGATTTGTTTAATCATAATAAAATTTTCCAATCAAGAATAGTTATCTGTTGTGTAGGGATTTTTGCATCTCTACCCCTTTTTGATTCTTTATTCTCTTCTACAAGTTCAATATCACCAGGACCACAATTAGTAGTTGGTGGCGAACCCATACCAGGTAGAGAAATAGCAGGAGAACAGGCAATAAGAAACTCGATCATTTGAAGTTACACTCCACCATAATTTCTGTGAGACAAGCAAGCATATTTATTTCTTGGTCAGCAACGAATCCACTTTGATACTGATACTTAGCAATAATGAGCACAGCAGCAGCAATCCCAGCACCTTCCAGGTGTGAATAAACAGCATCGTAAACAGACCTAAGAAGTACAGTAGGATCATTGTCCAGATTATCAACGACCCACTTTCTGACCTTAGGAAAGTCCTTATCTTTGAGACTCTTGAATAGATCATCTGTCTTTACATTAGTGAATGCGGCAAGGATACCAGTGTCAATCTTTCCACTGACAGAGTATCGTTGTAGTTCGTTGAGTACACGTCTCCAATCAGGGAAGTGTTTCTGGATAAGTTCTACCAGGACCTTGTTATCATATTCAACACTTTCTGTATCCAAGATTTGTTGTAGACGTTGGAAGAACTTTCCTGCGAGGGCTTGACGTTCTTTTCCTTTGATGGAGAAGTCAACGACTGCACATCGGGAGTGGAGGGGTTG